ATTTGTTTTGTTTGTGTTCGTTCTTATAAATATACTAAGAAAATCTCAAACCACCAAATAATTTACATAAAAAAACCCCCACTAAGAATAGTGAGGGAGAGAGTGTAATATTTGACCACTCTATATTAGTTAAGGATGTTCAGACTAAATGGCATTAAAGAACTGAACATTTATATAACAAATATAATTTATTTTTTCTACTATACCAAATTATCTAACTCATTTATTTCTTTATCCGATGGTTTAATTTTCATTTTATCCCCTATACTATATACAGTATTACTAGAAGTATTATTAATAGAAGTATCAGTTACAGTTACAGTTCCAGTTACAGTTTCCATACGATTAACATATGATTTAGATAAGTTAATCATATCTACATTATCTTTCTTTGTTCTATTGTTTCTTCTACTTTCAGTATAAGATTTTCTCCTTTCACTTTCAACTTTCAGTTTTAAATTGTAATACTTTCCATCATCTAGTTTTTGAAACTTATTGAATACCTTACTATCAGTTCCATCTAAAATTGCTTTGAAATCTTCTTCTAATAAAAATCCTTGCTGATGTTGGTAACACAGTAAAGTAATATATTTACCTTTCTGTTCGTAATTCATTGTTAGTGTTCCACTCAGAAAATCTGATGTATAGAACAATACTGCTGGGTCTTTTGCCATTGTGTTGTGTTTTTTATGTTAATAATATGTTTATCATATCTTAAAGATACAACAAATATAAGTATCAGCCAAATTTTGTAACGAAATTATTTACCTAACCAATTATCAAATCCTATCCATTCATTTTTGTAAACATTTTTTGGATTACTTGGTATATTATTAGGCCTTTCAGTTTTAGAATATTTATTCCATTCTTTTTGTGAACTTAATGATAATGTTCTTACATATTTTCTAGCTTTTGTAAATGATAAAAAATCTACTTTATCATTACCATTTTGTAAAAAACTAGGCCAACTTACTTTGTAATATCCAGCACCAGCCTTTGGCATATTATCAGGTAATAATGCATCTTTCCATAGATTATTAAATTCAGTAGAAGTTTTTACTTTTTTAGATTTAACCCATTTTTTAGCCTGTTCTAATGTCATAATATTTTTATTTTGTGGAGCCATTGTACCAGTTCCTAAAAAATCTCCCCAACCTTTCCATTCATCTTTATATGCATTTCTAGGTGTAGAAGGAATATTTGATGGTCTATTTGTTTTCCAATTACTCCAATCATTTCTAGATTTAAATTTTAATTTTTTTACATATTTTTTTGCATCTTCAAATGATAAAAATTGTTTACCATTAGAACCTTTATTAGTTCCAATCCAATCTTGAAATGATAACCATTCTTTAGAATAATGAATTTCAGGTTGAGATGGAATACCATATTCTTTTCTAATAGTTTTTGAAAATTCTCTCCAATCATTTTGGTTTTTTAAATTAAAGCTCCAAACAATATTTCTTGCTTCTTCAAATGAAATATATTCTCTATTATATAATTCATTTAATGCATCTTTTAAATCCCACCATGCATAAGTAGCAAATTCTGATTGCATATTTTGTTCAACATAATTAACATAATTTAAATCTAATGGAAATTCATCTGAAATTTTAAAATTATTTGCTTTAGATTTATTTGTTGGTTTTTTTAAATTATTAGTTTGTTGTCTTTGTTTAACAATTCTTGGAAACTTAAACTGATTTTTATCACCTTTATATGTTGAATACCAATCAATATGCATTAAACACATCACGCATCTCATTACATATTCATACCATTTAGCTAAATCCGTAGTAGATACTTTATAATATATTTTTTGTTTAGTAGGATTAATTTCTGATACCCTTAATAATCTACCAAACATTTGTTGAATAATTTCAAAATCTTTACTCATTGAAAAATCAACAATATTAAATAATTCTTTCATTGAAAACCCAATTCTACCTTGATTAACTACAATTAATAATTTAGTATCATCTGTTTTAAATTTATTAAAGTTATCCCAATCTTCTCTATCTGTTTCACTATGAGAAATTAATACTTTACCTTTTAATTCAGGGTATAAAATATGATAAAAGCATTCAGCTTGTGGAATACTATTACATATCATAATAGTTTTATCAATGTCTCCAAATATTCTAACTGCTCTTTTTCCATAATATTTGTTAGTTATTAAATTTGGAAATTTATTTTTTAAAGTTAAAACCATTTCTTTTGCAACTGAATATAATGCTTCAGTATTTTTTATACTATTTGAAGTTTTACTTTGTTTTAAACTACCCCAAACTGAACGATAATCTGTATTTTTTAAATCATATGATGATTGAATTAATTCAATTTTTGGGTTTGAAACTAATCCTAATTTATGTAATTCATTAACACAAACATATTTAATCAAATAATCATTACGCATTGAATTATATTTTGAAACCGAACCTGTCATTAATAACTGAAATTTTGGTTTAATTTGTTTTAACATTTTCTGACACATTGTGTTCAAATAAAAATAATGTGCTTCATCAAAATAAAACCATTCAATTTTATTTTTAAATAATAAAGAATTATTAAAAGTTGTTTGTGGTAAACAAATAATTACATTTATACCAATTTTTAATGCTTCTTTAATTTTAACGTTAGTATTTTTTCCTTTTATTTCAATATAACTAAACGGTAATTTACCATACATTTTTTCAATTTCATTTAATTGTTCCATAAAATTATCTCTTAAAATTTCATGAAACGCAGGAATTACTAAAGATTGTTTATTTTTATTATTTCTATTTTTATAGAACATAATTAATTTAAGAATCGCCATAATAGTTTTACCAGATGATGTTCCAGCACCTAATACAATTGGTTTATTTGGTATTTGATATATTGGATTTGTTAAAAAATCTCTTTGATATGTTCTATCTTCAATTCCTGTTTTATCAATAATATTTTGATAACTTAATTTTAAATTACTCATAGTTTATTTTTTAGTGTTTAATTGTTGTTTTAATTTATGTTGTTCTCTTAAATACAATTGTACTTTTTCTAATTCAGCTTTTAATTGCCGAACTTCTTTTGTTGTTTTAATGATAGCTTCCGCTAATCTTTCCAATGTTAATTCGTTTGCCATATGTTTGTAATTAAAAAGGGGAAAATTAATTCCCCTTATTTTATAATATTATAATTTCCATTTCTACCATTCTTTTCATAAGTTGAAAATATTCATTTTCTTCTTTTGTTAAGTTGGAAACCATTTCAGGTATTTTTTCATCATTTTGATTAATTTTCCATACTTTAATTAATTCCCAAAATTGTGGTGCTAATTTTTCTTTTTCTAATTGTGTCATATTTGCCATTTGTTTTAGTGTAGGTCACCACCCTTTGTTTAATTAATAATATATCCCTATTCAATTACCGAACGGAGACAACTCAAAGATACGACTATATTTAGGACTTTCCTACTGCTTTTGAAACTATTTTGAAAAGTTCTTTATTGAGTATCAACAAGTTATGTATATATTTTTATTATATGTAAAAAAATCGTAATATTTGGGTATAAGTCGTTGAAAATGAGGTGTTTATAACTCGTTGATAACCAATTAATTAGAAAAAACCCACTTTTTAGGGTAAAAAACATAAAGACACAAAAAAACCCATTAGCTTTTAATTAACGGGTCTTAATCACTTTTGGTATGATTACCTTACTTTTATATTTGAGGGTTGACGATTAGGTTATTTCCTATTTTGCTGAGATTTCTATCTACCTTGTCCAACATTCTTTTTTGTTGGTTTATCCTTGGGTCCTTTTCCTTTTTTCGCTTTACCTTTCTTTTTACTTTTCAGCACTTTTACTGCCGCGTTCATTCCTTTTGCCATTATATTCCTTTTCCGTATTTAGTTTCCGTTAATGTGTGTATTTCGTTTTGTAATTTATCTATTTGAGTTACTAATGATAATACAATAGAACGTAATTCATCCATCTGATTTTGCTGATGTTCAATTGTTAATTCCAATTGCAATATCTTTTTTGTACAATCATCAAATCCGAACATTACTTATCTTCTTTTATTGGTATACAATTAGGAACTTCTCTACCATCCATATCTTTCATTCCGTATTGTTCATATCCCTCAGTACAAGGGTCATTTGCATCTTTTAGATTGATACCTTTATACTTTGTATCATATACTACTCTTGCCATTACTTTTGCAGATGTATCGTTAATCTTACTCATCTTATCCCTATCGTAATATGAAATACAAATTGCTGTTGCCTGTTCTTTTTCGTATCCTGCATTAATTTCTAATGGTATACAATATGATAAATACTTATCTCTACTTTCACCTTTTTTTGGTTTATCTACTGGCATATTATTTTATCTTGCAAATGTTGCAAATGTTCCATCACTATTAAATCTGTGATATACATAACCATCATACACATACCTATCACCACCTGTTGCATATGGTATAGCAAACTCTGCTGCTGAATATGGATATCTTAATATTACACTACCACTCGCTCCGTTTGATGCTGGATATAGGTTATTGTTACCATTACCTCCACCACCTCCACCACTATTTTCTACAGGAGGTAAACCAGGTGATGTAAATTGACCACCATCTCCACCACTTCTACCATTTGTTGAACCACCACCGCCGCCTGCTCCTGGAGTTTCACCTGCTAATCCTATAACACCGCCGCCACCACCGCCTGCAAATGACCCACTATACCATGCGATTGCATCACCTCCATTACCACCATTATTATTAAATGAACAAGTTGCAGGATTACCGGCACTCATACCTCCTCCTCCGCCACCACCATAATATCTACCACTTCCACCACATACGCTTCCACTACCTCCTGGAATATGTTGTGGGTATCCACTATAAGGGTCAGTTGTAAAACCACCACTTGCTATAATATTAATTGGAGTTCCAAAGTTTACACCATAAAAGGTTGATTGTTGACCTACATTCATATTTGATGATGAAGCGAATGCTCCAGCACCTACTGTAATTGTAAATGGTACATTAAATGCAGCTACAAATGAACCTGTTACAAATCCACCTGCCCCACCACCTGCATATTCATTTCCAAATACAGCTACTTGTCCTGCCCCACCACCGCCAACTACTAAATAGTCAACAGTCAATGGAGGTACACCACCTCTAGTTAATTTTTGGTCAATTGATTCAACAATGTTATAGTTGTTATTCCAAAGCATTAGAATTAATTTATTTGATTATCTTAATGCTACAATACTACCACATGTAGAAGATGAACTTACTTGACTGAAAAGACCTGGAATAAATCCACTAGCTGATACCATTGTAATAACACTACCATCTACTGTTGTTCCAACTAAGTTTCCTGTTTGTCCAACATATAAACCAATAGCTACAAATGGTAATGGAGTTCCTTGTATAGAACCAGTAACATTTAATCCACCACTAAATTGTGGGTTGGTAACATAGTTTTTTTCGTTTGCAATTTTATTCGCCATAATTTTTTATTTTATTATTTAACAATTATTAAATTCTTTTTACTTAACAATATATAATTTACCTTCAAATCTACATTTAGTTACAGTTTGTAAGGTTAATGTTCTCCATACTTTCCTTCCACTATCTGATGTTAGAGTAGTTTGTATATTAAACATACCTTCACTTGCTTTAGTTTCACTTGCTTCATCACCAACATATGCACCACTATCCCACCACATCCAATAATAATCTCTATTACCTTCTAATGTTTCCCACTCAACTCTTATCTTATTACCTCTATCACTACTTTCTAATAGGTCCTGAAATTTAGATAATGAAATAGTTTGTGGTGCAAACTGAATTAGTTTTTTATGAATATTATTTTGATTCATCTTTTTTCTTTTTAGCTACTTCGCCAGGATATGATGATGATATAACAGGTGATTCATTTTCAGTTAGTAATCCTAATTCTCTTAATTTATTTCTGCTATATGAAAGTGCGGCTTTACCACCCCACAATAAGTAGGATATAGTTCCACACGCATTCATATCGCTTTCATCGTAATACGTTTCTGCTCTACTCAAATAAGAGTACATTCTCTTTATGGTTTCTACACTAATTGGTTCACCTTTTGCTAATTGCTGAGCTCTTACTTTACCTACCGGAGTAGCACATTTATTACCATTCTTTTCGTTTAATTCAATTCCTTTCTTAGCATTATTAGAAATACCATTTCCATAATCAGAATAAGATTCCATTTCTACTCTTTGTCCTTTTCCGTATCTTTTATCTTTCTTAATCATTGCTTTGATTTTAGAAAGAACTATTTCTGCTTCATCATCTGATAATTCATCAATAGCTTTATCTAATGATAATTTTATTGTAGATACTTTATGTTCAAAAAGACCTTCTATACTGAATCCTTTAAATATACCTTTCTTAACTTCTTCCCATACTTTAGGATTACCACTTACATCATACACACCGAACCATGTTCCTTTTGGTAGGGTATATCCGTATATATTAGATTTATCTTTTGAAGCCATTTCAATTAACCAACTTTCTGTTAAGTTAATTCCACTTACCTTCTTATCATGCTCTATGGTAACTGCATCATTGTATTTATTCTTCATAAACCTTCTTGCAATCTTCTCAATTGTTTCAGGTGTAAAGAACACATAATATGCTTTACCCTCACCATCTATTCTTAATATCTTTTTATTTGGAATTAATAAAGGGCCTGCTACTAACATTTTATCATCATTAACTGCCTGAAAGTTTATCTCTTTACCAAAGAATACAAAATCTCTTTCAATTGCACCTGATTCTACAAAAGATGTTGCAAATACACCATCGTCTTCATCTTCCAATACTAATTCATATAATAATTCTTTTTCCATATCTCTTTAACAATTAAATATTATTTTATCCACCAGCGAATGTTGCTGCTCTATTTGTTCTTCTATCTAATGCCTGTTGTGAACTAATATCACCACTCACTACATATGCCTTCAAAGGTTTTTGTGCTCCTGCTATTGTTTCACCAATTTGTTGTGTTGGATTCATTCCACCACCTGTCTGTATTTGTGGTGCTGATGCACTACTTACTTTTGGTAATGAAGGTGCTGCTGTATTAGCCGAACCTCCTCCACCCCCGGTTACTCCAGCTGCCGATGCTGCTGAATTTATTTGTTGTATTGATTTAACTGCTCCTGCAATTGTTGCTGCAATACTTAAACCGGCTGATATAGTATTAATTAAAACCCAAGGTGCTCCGAATGTTAATGGAGATGCTGCAGCTGCTTTTGCATTTGCTATACCTGTACTTGCGATAATTTGTCCTATTGCTGCTGCCTGTGATATTACAACACCAGCTATTGCTAATGCTTTATTCTTTCCTGCTAATTGACCTAACACATTACCGAATTGTTCAAACAATTGAAGGTAAGCCATATTAATATCTTGCTTAGCTTGTGCTGCTGCTTTTTCAGTTGCTACTTCCTGGTCTGAAATTCCTTTTCTAGCATCTGCATACTTCTTACGAATCTCTGTTTTTTGAAATTCTGTAAGGTCTGTATTTTGTAATTCAGTTGCTTCTTGCTCCGCTAATATATCTCTTTGTTGCTTTAACCTTTCTAAATCTTGTTCAAAATCTGCATCTATTTTAGCATTCTCTCTATCTAAATCTTCAAATTTAGCTTGTAAACCAGTTAATAGTATACCTCTCTCATCGGCTTGTTTCTTTAATAAATCTTCTTTATCTTTTTTATCTTTCTCTTCTTTCTTTTTAAGTTCTTCATCATCGTACTTTTTCTTTATATCTGCTAATGAAATACGATATTGTTCTTCGATAGCAGTCATATCAGTTCTACCAGCTGCTGCTAATATCTTTCTTTGTTCTGCTAATTTTAATCCTGCTTCATATTCAGCTTTTTCTCTTTCTGAAAGTGTAGCTTTGAATGCTTCTAATTCAACCCCATTTGCTGCTTCTGCTTTCTTTAAGTTCTCTTGTCTTAATCTCTCTGCTTCCTCATCTGCTGCTTTCTTTTTAGCTGCTGCATCTGCTGCATTCTTAGCTCTTTCATCTGCGTTTTCTTTTTCAGTTTTAGTTTGTAGTTTAGTACCTTCCTCAAATCGTTTGTATGTAGCATCGAATGTTGCTCCAACACTTGTGAATGCATCTTTAATACCTGCTGCACCTTCTTTAAGTGCATCAAAATCTAATGTGAATATACCTTTAAGTATTTTACCAGCTGATACACCTACATTCTTTACTAATGTGAATAATGAGTATAGGCCTGAATAGAACATACCAATACCCTTTGTGATATATGGTAATGCTGATGTAGCCATTTCAATAAATACATCTAATACCGGTTCAAATGCTTTAAATATACCACCCAATATCTTCTCTAATCCAATCATTAAAGGTTGCAGTTTCTTCATTGCACCTTCTTGTTGAGAGAATGCTGCAACTAATCCACCAACCGCTGCTACAATTAAACCAATACCTGTTGCTTTCAATGCAGCACCGAATGATATAGTTGCAAGTTTTGCTTTATTTAAAGCACCACCCAATGCACCAATAGGACCACCGGCTGATTCCAACGCATCTACCCAATCACCTGCTTGTTGTTTTGATACCTTAATTTTATCTGTAAGGTCATCAATTTCTTCCTGAATCTTTTTAAAATCAGCAGAACCTGCGGCAGTTTCCTTTAATTGCTTTTTAAGTTCCTTTAATCCAGCAATAGATTGCTCTACATTGGTTTCAACATCTACTTGGACTTTAATTTTCTTGTCTGCCATGCTCTTTTTATTTTGTTAAGACCTTGCTTCCAAGTTCTTGCTATTTCATATTTTCCTTTTGCTATTTCTACTCTTTCTGAAACACCATAGTGTTCTGTAATACTAAGTAGTTCAATAATTCCTATTATCATAATTTAACATTTAATTTTTATTATCTACTTAACGCATCCGGTATAATTGGACCTAATAATTGTAATGTACACTCACCTGTCTTTAATGAATAATCATTTATTGCTCTTAGATGATAATAATTACCTCTAAAATTTACAATATCATTTAATTCCATATTGAAATAATCTGCCAATGGAATAATTGCACTACAATTTAATAATCTTGTTTTTGGATTATATAATAATTGAATATACGTTTCCCAATATCTTGTATATAAATTTTCTGTTGGTATTTCACCATATGCTGCAGCCTCATTATTGAATAGTAATGATAAACTATCTGTGGTTGGGAAACTCCCACTTACTACATTGTAGTTATCAAAATAAGGAAATACAGTTTGTTCTTCTGTAACACCCGATGTTGTTAATGACCCACTTTCTATATAATAACGTTGACACTCAATCAAACCATTATAAAAAAATAAACGCGGTAATACTCTAGCTGGTGTATACGTTGCCGAATTTATGTATGTTGGTATGTATATTGGTATATTTTGACTCATAATAATTTATTTTAACAGAAATCTCCTGTTCCATATCCTATTTCACCGGTGAATTGATTAATTTGATAAATTTCATTACCGCCACCATATGTAAAGTATTTGTATCCAGTAATAGGGTTAGCTCCATATTGGTCAGTATATGCAATTTGTCCTGGTGAAATCATACCATCTGCTGTGTACATAAATATTTGAGTTACACTAGTACATACTGAAAAAGAATCAGATGCAGTTGTAAATGTATATACACCCGCGTAGTATTGTGTAATAGTTGGAGTTAATCCACCAACACTACCACTCAATCCTGTTCCGTCTATTCTAATTAAAGGAGAACTTGCAAATGTTGTTTTAACTTCATATGTTCCTTGTGAATAAAAATTACTAGTATCTGTATAGTATTGTTTACCATATTCTCTATTTGCACCTTTTGCAAATTGTTGTGAAATATAATCCTGGTCTAATGTATCACCAAAATTTAATTTATTTACTGCTAAGTTATTTGCTGGAATTACTTCTATAATTTCATCTAAATTAATGTATTTATTAAAATCTTTTACTTCCCCTCTATAATACCAATCATTAAATGATTCAACTATAAATTGATTTGGTTTAGTTTTATCAGGATACATTACTAAATTAAACTGCTTTTGAATACCTACTATAAAATCAATTAATTTAATACCTTGAGTTCCGTAAGGCATATTAGAAGGTATATCTATTACTCTACCATCTGCCGCTGAATTAACTTGTGTAATTTCTAAAAATGATTTTGTTGTTCCATCAGGGTCTAATGTAACCACTGGCAAAGGTGGAGTTGCAGAATTAGGTGATTGACGAATTTGAAAATAATAATTACCAACCGGTATACTATTTAAGTTAAACTCAGTTTCTAATTGATATGTTGTATTAATACTACCATTTCTACTTTCTTGTAATTCAGTAAAGAAAATTATATACGATTGAAGTGCTTGCGTTGAATAAGGAGTTGAACTACCTGTCTCTAACATTCTTAATTGCCAAGTTCCATTTGCTGAGAATGTGCCTGGCATATTATTTGCAGAAGAACTTACATTAATATTAATATTTAATCTTCCTTTTAAATTAGTTGGTTTCTCAACTCTATATGCACCATTTTCATAAAAGTTTTGTACATCAGATAATGTATTATACCAAGGTAAAGTTGTCCAACTACCCGATGCTAATGTTATATCTGTCATTCCACTTCCACTAATCGCACCTATTTTTATTTTACCATATCCTTCTAAATCAACTCCACTATATTCAGGATATTTTAATGCATTATTACAAACCATATATACATCATCTAACCAACTTTGTGTAAAGAAATTAGAAGTATATGTATAACCTGTTTCTTCAAATACTGCATCCCATACTTCCTTTACTCTAATTGCAGGTTTAAAATTTTGAACAGTTAATGCACCCTGAACATCATCAATACCAAATTGGTTAAATTGACCTGATGTATATTGATACCCACTACCATAATCTGCTAATGGATAAACTATACTACCGCTAAATAAATCACCATTCCAACTTGCTGAAATATTAGTATATGATGAAGTATGATTGAATTGGGATAATGTTGTTAAATCTGTTAGATATAATCTATTAATTTCTCTACCAAATGATGATAGAGTTCCAAAAATTGTTACCTCATATGAATCAATAAATTTATTTGCTAATACATTTACCTTATTTAATTGTAAGTATCCTTGTGAAAGATATATAGAATCAAAATCAAAGTATGCTGGCACCTTTATATTCGTTGCAAATAAGAAAGGTGAGTCAATACTTATATCGTAAACATGTTCGAAAAATGCGTTGTTTGTCTTCGTTCCAGGTAGGGTTATCTGACGAGTGAAATCTGATGGTAATTGTCCAATATCAAAAAGGCCTGTTACATTATTTGATAATTTAATATCTTCATCTTCAAAAAGGTCTAACTGAGTTCCATTTGCTACTAATCGAAAAGTAAACGCTTGTGTTGATATAACTCCCATTACATAATTAATTTATAAGATTGACCTAAGTTAAATTCAAATTGATATTGAATTAATTTATCTACTACTCCTGTCTTAAATTGTATACCTGATGATGCGATACTTAAAGGTTTTACTGCATTTGTTGCTTCATCATAAACCCAATATATTTCATCACTTACCATTAATTGTTTGAAAATATCATTATAATCTTCATTTACCCAATTTGTATTTACTTGTAGGGTTTGTTTAGTATCTACAATATAATCTAACATAGAACTATTGTATGATTGATAACTAAATGTACTTCCTTCCCATGTTCCTAATGTTGGTTGATACGTTCTTCTGGTTGTTGATAAACTTTCTCTATTAATCATATTAAAGTTTAAGTAATCAAATTGTCCAAATCTATTTTTCCATTTGATTCTTACGTTTGGATATTTCTGAGGACAAACTATTTCATAACGTATTGTAGCACCTAATGCAGTACTTCCGCTATATGGTTGTATTGTATAGTAATCTAAACTACCTGATAATGGGAAACCACTCTGTGCGACTCCTATTGGATAATCATCTATTTGACCTGATGTTGCAGTAGATGATGATAAGAAATAAGTTGCTGTACCCGTATTACCACTATAAACTATTCTATCTGCTACCGTTCCACCTAATGTTCCAACTGCTACACCACTTAGACCTACATTATCTAAAAATGCACTTTGTGTTACAGGTCCATCAGTAAGTAAAGGATAGTATGTGGATAATGTGTTAAGTTGTTGTCCTATCGTTTCAGGAAATATTCCATATCCATCTAATGCTTTATATAATTCACTCTTTACATGCGAACCTGTTATAAATATTGAGCCACTTAAATATTGTGGATAAAAATCTACTGCGAAGTAAACTACGTTAGAAGAATTTTGAATTAGTAAATCTGTAAGTGTAGAGTTTATAATTCTATTTAAATCAAAGATACCAACATTAGAAGTATTTGGAAACTTTGAAATTGTATAATCTGATAAAGAACCTGAAGCTAAAACTGAACCTGTCCAATAATATAATTCACCAACATATTGAAATGATGATGAAGTTAAATTAACTAAATTGCTTTCTGCAACCGTAAATATAATTGGTGATTGTGCTAGAGATGCTGTTGCTGGAGTTTGTGTTATCGATAAAGCCATCTAATAATCTTTTCTTTTATAACCAACGGACTAAAAAAAGTAATTGATACTAATACTCAGCTTCCATTTTATTCAACTCATCTTCTATCCCTGCTAATATAGTATCACCTAATAAATCATATATATCATCTAATGCTCTTATAACTTGAGGTTCACTTAATGCAGTTTCAACAAAATTTATTCTGCCAGGTACGTTTTTAGTCCTACCACTTCTGACAGTAGAACTAACGGTTGGGTCATTCCACCACATACCATACTCTGCTCCATCAGGTGCGTAATCAATAGTGAATGTAATAGTTTTTAAAGGTATAGATTTAGTACCCCCACTACCTACCTCTAACATTGTATTAAGAGTATTAGCTCTTAATAATGCTCTTTGTAGAGTTCCTGTTTTCTTAGGAGCATTCGCTGAAACTCTTTTAGATATTATACTAGCTAATGAGTTTGCTTTTTGAATTACATCATTTATTGATTTAGCCATTATTTCTTAGTTACTTCAAATATAATATCATCCCATCTACCTTTATTATTTCTCATATCAAAGGTTTTCCATTCTGATGCAATATCTTTATTGATTACATTTTCTAATTCTAATGTATGTTCTATTTTCTGAATATCTTCTATAATAAGTTTACCACCACTTTTAATTTTTGGTAACCACTTTATTATTGCTTCTTTTTGAGATTGTAAAGTATGAGGACCATCATCTATAATATAATCAAAATAATTATCTTCAAATTGTGATAATACATCATCACTATATCCATCTTTCCATAATATAGTTACGTTAGGTATTTTAAATGTTCCGCCACCTTCGCCATTATTTTCAATTGCCCAACACTCTGCGTTGGTAAACCAATTTCTGAATAATTGTGTTGATGCACCTTTATATATTCCAATTTCCAATAAACGAATTTCTTCTTCTCTATTTTTAAATTCATTGTTGTAATATGCATTGATATAATCATGCTCTTTACCTTTATCGGTATTGTAGATTTCAGGTATGTAAAAATCTTTTAATTCCATAACTTATTTTTTATTTTATATTGATAATGTTCCGTTGTATACTTCGGTATCTTCACCATTTATATTTGCATAGATTATTAAATCAATGTCTCCATTAAATTCAAAATTATGACCAATTAATAATTTTAGATTATTTGTACCAAAATGTAATACCCATTCTGTAAATGGATTTATCACTATCCATTCATTTCCATTAAACCACTTAAACCAAAATGTAGTTTCTAAATTAGTTTCAAAATCTAAAATATCAATTAAATGATTATCATATCCATTTATTATTCCGTATTCCATATTATTAATTATTAAATTATTGAACCGGCTTCTATACCATAAGTAAAGTTCGATGCATTCGGTGGTAATGCTGCATTAAATACATATGAGGTTGCCGATACCAATGTATTCTGCATATCCATAGAAGCAGTAGTATATTGTTTAACCCAATTGAAGAAAGCATTGCTTCCACGTATTTTTGTTACGGTGTATTGTCTTGTACCTTCTACATAAGCAGTAAATGAGCCAGTTGCAACACCATCTAATCCGAAGTTATTCCAAACTGAACCATTTGGCTCTAACGTAGCTAATTGAACTCCTTGTACATCTATATAGTAATTAACACCACTATTTAAAGTTTTACTTACAACTGAGCCAGTACCATCTATATAACTAAATGGCACACTATTAATAGCTGTATTAATTCTTACTCTTTGTGCAAATGGACGAGGCATTGAGTTTAAAGGATTTGTTCTTAAATCAGAAGGTCCTTGTACTAACATACCATATCCAACCCCATTACCAGCACGTTCATCACCAATTGAGTTAGGATATGAACCGGCGAACATATTAGCTAATGTTCCACTTCCACTAACCGAACCTGTTATATTAAATAATTGACCTGAAGGAACAGTATAAGCTGCAGTTGTAGTTGCATCCACAATACTTCTTACATTTATCGTAAGTGAAGCTGATGGTATTGGGTCACTAGCTCCGGTAGATTGTACACCCTTAAACCATTTTTGAAATCCTAAATTTATAGAACCCGTACCTGTTGCACCATAATATACAAACTCTGCTGCTGCAGTGGTTGGTTGATATCCATATGCTGCTGTATTTAAAAATATACCCATATTATACTAAGTTTGATGCACCTACCGAATAGATAGTTGTATTATTTACTGTTATAAAAGAAATTAAATCTACTGCGTTTACTACTTTACTACCAGTATAAGCAGAACCAGATGGAAACTTAAATGCTGATGCCCATACAATACTTCCACTCAATGCGGATGCTTGCGTTACTACTAAGTTTGCAGTTTGACCTGGTGTTAAATTAGATGCAGTTACATATGTTGCTACTGATGAACTTACTAGCGTTAATGTATATATACTTCCTTTACTAAAATCAATAGATGCTGTATCTGAAGTGATTGTTACTACAACCGGCGGCGTTGCTACACTACCTGTGAATGTAGAACTACCCGATACATTCAAACTACCTTCTATAAATGTATTACTACCACTATCTATATGTAAGCCTGTTTTTCTTGTAGTTGAGTTACCTGTTCCAACTGCAAATATTGTTTGCGAAGTTAAATCTTTATTACCAGTTAAATCATTATATCTACCAAAGAATGCAGAACCAAATGAGTTTGTATCAGCTGGTACACTACTACCTGTAATAATTAATTGATTACCAAATACTATATTTCTAACTGCGTTATGATATGCATTAACACCAGATACTGCTGCGTTTGCAATATCACTATAAATAATATTACTGCCCCCACCTATAAAGTTATCACTAATCGCTGCGGTAGTAGTTGTTCCTGTAGGTTGTGAACCACTTACTATAATTGAGTTACCTTGACCTGCAATGTTATTTCTACTTAAAGTTAATGTTCCAAATCCTAAACTACTTGAATAAAATTGATTTGTTAAAGTACAACTACTATCGTTGACAATATTATTATTCATTGTAATTGCAGATGAACTTAAGTTTAATGTTACGCCTCCTGCTATTGTATTACCCAGAATAGTTGTAGAACCTGTTATTGTACTTTGATTTGCAATAATACTTAATGTACCTGGAATATTATTAACCGTTAATGATACTGCACTTACTAACTTTTCTGCGTGCAATGCGGTACTAGAACCTAAATTTAATGTTCCTTGTATATTATTAGCATTGATAGTCCATCCAGAAGAACTTACCGGTCCTCTCAGAGTAATTGGATTTCCTGTTCCATTTATAACGTTACCATTCATTGTAATTGGAAATAACATAGAAGCACTTACTTGTGGTAATGTTCCTAATAATGCTAAGTTACCATTACCTACTTGTCTATAAAATGTTGCAGTTGGTGCTACTGGATTTCCTAATATGTTACTACTTCCGGATAATATTGTATTTCCTGCTGTACTATCACCCTTAAATAAAAGGTTAACAAATCCTGTTCCTGCTGCCGCTGCTAATGAAGAAGTTAATTGCGGGAATGAAGCCGTATAATATCCTTTTGCACTTAGTATTAAACTACCTGACCACTCTGATAATGCAGAATAAGAGTTTGTATCTGCTGCATCACTAAACCATTGAGAACCTACAAAGGTATTACTACCCGTTGTTGCGAATGATGAAGTGTTAATTGTTGCAGTTATTATTCTACTATTGAAAGAAGAACTATCCCCTTTATATTCAGAGCCAGAGAATGTTTGTAATAATCCTACTGATGTTGATATACTTGCTGTGAATGTATTTGTACTTTGTGTATATGCGTTAAATGATGAAGTACTAACTAATGAACTTGTATCAAATGTACTTCCACTCACATCTGCTATCGTTATACTAAATTGAGTACCATTACCCTTTGTGAATGTAATTGTACTTTGAGATACACTTGCAGTTATAATAGAACTACCGGTAATTGCTCCTGAACTTATTCTACTATCAAAAGAAGAACTATCATTTTTGTATTGAGACCCACTAAATACATCAAATGATGCAGTTGTAGTGAAATTAAATCCTACTAAGTTTGCTCTACTTACATCTAATGTTGAATCTGTACCTAAATCTACTGTCTTACTATATGTATCACCTTGTCTTCCTATACCTAAAATATAATCATTTCCATTAGGATTTGTACTACCGCTTTGATATTCTGTTTGGAATACAACTTTAGTAGAACCATGTGGTAAATTTACAGGAGTTAAAAATATACTACCTGTTCCACTAAATCCACTATCCGCTACTTGTCCGTTAAATTTAATTGAGCCTGATTGTACGTTTAATAATACACCACCCCAACTTCCTGTTTGTAAAAGTGTTTGTGTTCCTAAGAATGAGTTACTACCTGTTGTTGCAAAACTTCCGGTATATATACTTCCACCACCGCCTGGTATTGTTACTGATGCTGTTCCACTACTTACTGTTGCAGTTACACCCGCTCCATTAAAATTAAATGAAGTTACATTTCCTAATATCGTTCCTTCGTCTTGTATTTGTGATTGGCCACCCGCTGCTAATAATCTACTATCTACTGAAGAACTAAATAGGGTTACATTACCTATACCACTAATTGTTGAAGAACTTATGTTTCCACTTGCAGTAATATCACCCGTTATTGTTTGATTACCAACAAAAGTATTACTACCCGTTGTTGCGAAACTTCCGGTGTTTATTGTACTTCCAGTGATTGCTAATATTCTACTATCAAATGATGAACTATCATTTTTATATTGAGACCCACTAAACGTTTGTAATAATCCTATTGATGAACTATTACTCGCTATGTTATTACTTTGTGTACTATCTGTTTGATATATACTTGAAGATAATGTGTTAAGACTTGCGGTTGTTGCTAAGCTTGCAATTTCTAATACATTTATTTGATTACCCATCCCATTATGGTTTGTGCAATAATAATATAAAGGTGTAGTTGTATTGTATCCTACTTCTATTTGTATAAAGTTTGAGCCACTCGTTACACCTGTTGTGTATTCGGTTGGACCATTCTCTGTTGTTGAAAACTTAAATGGATGATTACCGGCAATACCTGATAAGTGAAATCTATATTTTGGACCAGGTACGAAAGATAATTTAGGTTGATTTACACCATCTATTATATAATAATTAGAACCATTATTTGTTACTACCGCAGTTACTACACTTTCGGTTACTGATGCAGTATATGCATTAAATGATGAAGTATCTAACTTACCATTTATTTGAGAACTTTGAGTTGCATCTGTTTGAAATATAGATGCTGATAATGCGTTAACACTTGCTGTTGTTGCAAATCCACTGCCAGATAATTCTAATAAATCTAATCTACTATCTACTGATGTAGAGAATGTAGTAAATGATGAAGTATCTAACTTACCATTGATTAAAGAACTCTGTGTTGCATCTGTTGAGAATATACTTGCACTTAAACTATTTACTGATGATGTAGTTGCAAATGTAGTATTCTTAAAATCTTGTGATGCAGTGTATGCGTTAAAAGAACCGGTTGAAACATATCCACTTACATCTATTGCATCTAATCTACTATCAAAACTTGAACTATCACTCTTATATTCACTACCGCTAAACGTTTGTAATAAACCTACTGATGTTGATATACTCGCAGTAAATGTATTTGTTGATTGTGTATATGAATTAAATGATGCAGTAGTTACAAATCCTGTATTCTCTGCAGCTAATATTCTACTATTAACTGATGAACTAAATGCACTTACATTACCGATACCAGTTACACTACCGCTAAAAGAAGATGCACTAACTTCTCCATTGGTATTTACATATACGCCAATGTTTGTTCCTAAACCATCTTGCAATTGTGTAGATGTTCCACTTGCGCCAGTATCACTCGCTAATTTTATTAGAGATTGAAAACTCTGTGAAATATATAAATTACTTAAACTTCCCATATTATTTTATTTTAATTTTATTTATGCTTCTATCCATTTAACATTTGTTTCACCGAATGTGGTTGATGTTGTGCTCCAAATTAAAGTACCAGGAACAAATGGTATTGGTTCTTCTACTCCTAACAAATCAAATAAACATCTATCTTTATTATTATGAGTAATTATATTAAAGGTTGCAGACCATCCTGCCAACCCATTGTTAAACCTATCTGCGAAAGGTAAACAAGTTATATCACCATCTATATCAAATCCTGATATACCTCTCTGTGTATATGATGCTAAATCGTTAATAATACCTAATGTATTATTGTGTATATCAATTGTATCATCTACTCCACTAAAATAATCTATTGATTGTTGATTAAGAGAACCTGATGATTCATTATTTTTATTTTTAATTTTATCTGCTACTAATAATTGTATAGTATAGTTAGTTGTACTTAATCCAAACGAAGTATCAGTTATCTGTAAGTTTGCAACAGGATAAGCTGGAAATTCTTTTGTATCAAAATCTGCAATATCACCATAAGTAGCCACACCTACACCAGGATGATTCTTCATTATTGTTTTAAAATAATTTAGAATGTTATAGTATAAAGTGTAGTTAACGCCTGTATTATGTACAATTTGTAAACTCATATTAATTATAATTGAATCCCACCAAAGTATTGATTAGTTTGGTCAGGATATATTTGTGTTTGGTTACCAACTGATTCTAAGTATTGAGGTATCTCATTTGAATAAGATATCAAATAGTTTTGTAATCTTAATGCGTAATAATCTGCGTTATTTAATGCCTTTGCTAATAGGTAATCTATTTCACTCTTAGAAGGTGCTATACCTTGCTCACTTTGTTGTTTAACACTACCATTAGATTTAAACTGAATTGAACTAAATGGAATGTATTCTACACACCCATACCAAATTAATGCATTCTTAATATAATCATCTAAAAGGTCTTGATAATATACTGATAAACTACTAACTGTATTTGCAGTAATTCTTGTTTGTAAGAAATCAAATAGGACAGTTCCTAATAAGTTCTTTAAGTATTTATCTTGTGCTGTTCTGATAAATGGTAACAAAGCATCTGCATCAATTGCTCCTTGCAATGGTGAGTTCTTTATGATATCATTTCTACTTATGAATAATGCGTAAGCCATAATTATTTTTTTAATATTTCGTATTCTTGTTTAAAGAAAGTTGGTTTAACAAACTTCTCTATTTCTTCTAATTTTACATCTCCACTATCCTCTATTGTTTGTTCTACACTATCTTCTGTTGTTGCTGGATTTTCCATTGAATCATTTGTTTCATCTTCAACCTGCTCTACTGTTTTACCTTGCTCTTCTGCTTGCTGTGATAGAATTACTAATGGAGTTAATTGTTCAAAGTATAATTCAGTATCACTATACCCTCCACTATTTAACACATAATCTAATGAATTTAGAATAATGTTTTGGAAAGGAGCTATCGTCATTGTTTGTAAAATACTGAATGCTGTTTTCATTTCTTCTGATTGAGAACTGAAACCATTGTTCTGTGTACGGATACCAAATAGGAGGGGTGATGTTACTCTATGTGCTACTAAGATTCTATCTTGCACATATTCTGCAACATACTGATGTTTCTCATGTAAGTTTGGAATATCAATTGTATCGATTGTCGGTTTGTTTGCCGGGTCATCGTTGAAAGATAACATAAATCTACCTGCGTTATCTGTACCCGTAAATTTAGCATGCACTAAATCTTCTATCGTTTGTCTTTCTTCAGGTGCTGGAACTCCACTATTAAAGTTTAACATTACTGCCGGTAAGAAACCATTTGTAATATTCTGATAATGTAAGTTAGATATTTCACCTTCACTTAAACTAAATTGTAATGCTGATACCCAATCAGGTAGTGAATAATAATATAAACCTGGCTGATAATTCTTAATATAAAGTATTTCAAATTTATCTTTAGATGTTCCGAATGCAGGTATCTTCTTTTTATTTTTTACTGCTCTATGGTCAACCCAATCTGTACAATAAAAATAATTTTGTATTTTAGGTTCACCATATAGTTTCTCTGCTCTTAAATTCTGAATAGGAATATGAAATAGTTTTACAATTTTAGTATGGTCTGCGTTCCAATAGATTTGAAATGCTGCGTTACCAAATAATTTTAAATCAAATGCTACTCTCTTTGTTTCTTCTTGCGGTAATATCTTTTGTAGGGTTTCATTAAATATTTCATTCTTAGAATAAATTCCTTTACCAAATATTAAATCTGATAATCCTTCTACACACGCTGCATTAGTTGTACTAACATTATATGCTGCGGTTACTGCTGAAAAGAAATCATCATTACCATAAACACCAAATGGTACATATGGATGACGAGTTTTTGTATCCTCAATTATCACAGGTAACATATTGTTCTGTGGATTATTTACTATACTAAATTTTGTTGTTTGCTTCATATTAGTTCATTATAATATATTCATTAGTACTCTCATTTGAGATATACTGGTCGTTTTGTGTTTTATATACTGCCTTATCAACTGATTGTGATTGATATACTTGTAAAGAACCATGCCAAATAGGTTCAGTACTACCTGAGTTTAATACTCTTACTCTAAATTCTTGTCCTGTATATGCCCCACTTATACTTGCAGTAAATGCTAATAAGTTTTCATACGAAGTAAATGATGAACTAACTAAACTTGCTGTGGTATTAGTTTGTGTTATCATATCTTGTAAAGACATTGTAAATTCATTAGAAGAAGTATTTTCTGTTCTAATCGTAAAGGAATTGGTATTATCTAGGTAATAGCTCAGCATGATGTATGATTTATCTCTAATTTAACAAATATTAGATTAAAAGTAGTTGGACAATAATATGGTTCTATATTTCTAATTAGGAAGTTTATTTATAAATCTGTAAAAGTGATACTGACTATGTAAGTACTTGATTCCTATTCTGTAATCAGTATCTACATTTACATTTTTATTTATAATTAATTTTATTTTTAGTGTTTATTATTTATCTGCTTTCTTTCTATAATAGAAGTTACAACATATTTTCCACATTTCCAAATATATTTCAGACATAGAAATAGGATACCCTTTAAGGATACCCTATTAAATATTTTCAATGCTATACTACTGATTAACTACCGTATACGATAGTTCCGTTGTTTAACACACCTGTTGTAAACGCTGCTGTTGTTGTTGAACCCGATATGAAAATTGCTGGGAATTGTTCTTGTCCGGTAAATGTTGCAGAATAACCATAAAGGTCACCCATTGCACCACCCGTTTGAATAGTTCCACCAGTCAAATCTGCACCTTCTCTATATCCAACTAAAAAAGCATCTCCGCTCATTGTCCAAACTACGATTTGAGGTCTTCCCCAAGCCATAAGTTTCAACTGAGTTGTCATCTCATTTGTTAACTTCTTTAAATTCAAAGTTAATTCTTGAGAAAAGAACGTAGTTCCATTTTCACGTGATGTATTAATTGTCTCAGTATATGCACTTGTCCCTTTAAGGTCATAGAAATAAACTGATGAACTAGCTGGTAAAGCGGTAACTACTGGTAAAGCATTTGTACTTCCATCTAATGAACCAGAAACGGTGAATCCGCCTGATACATAATTGATAAAGTAAACACCTGCCAAACCACCAATACTCTCTTTACAAGGTTCGTTTCTTCCTGCTGATAAATTACAAGCCATAATGATAAGTTTTTTGTTTTGTTAAAAGGGTGAGTTTCTGTTCTACGATACTCCCCACCCCTTAATTAGTTGTTTAATTAGTTCTTGTGGTAAGCGATATCACCAGGTACACCGATTTGTGTACCAGCTGTGTATCTCATAATCACTCTGAAATTCTGAGAACCATCTAAATCTGCCATATCTAATACTTTTACAGTATTGTAATCAGATAATAAACCAGTACCAAAGAATAAATTACTCTTTTGAGCCGCTACCATTGCAGATGAAGGTAAACCAGGACAAAACGCGATATCAATACCATTAAAGTTAAGTGGTTTTTCACCTACGTTTAATTGGTTGTTGAAACCATTTGCACCTTGTGCACCACCAGCTAATGCTTGTTGGTAAGCTTTGATTACGTTCGTTGGAGCGTAAATCATCAAATCTTCTTTACCATAAACTGTGTTAGGAATTGTATTTACTAATGCATCTAAATCAGCTAATACGTTTGAAGAATCAATTGCACCACTTGCAGATGAACTAATAGCTGCTGAACCAGTGATTAATCTGTAAAGACCACCGAACTGACCATTTGCACTAGCATCACCATTCCAAATAGATTGTTCAGTTGCCTGAGCTACTGTTCCACCTACATAAGAAATTAAGTAATCTGTGAAGTTTGCAGGAATAGTATCAAATGCACTATATCCTAATTGCAATGCTTCCCAAGAATCTACGAATTGTTCCTTACATAATTGTAAGTTAACTTGTAATTCTTTTGGAGTAATTACAGCTTCAGTTAAATTAACTGAACCAGAGTTTAAACCACTATTTGTTTCAGAGAAATCACAACTTGCATTACTTACAATGTTTGATACTGCTAATCTTTGAATAACAGCTTTGAACTTCACGTTTGGCATGATAGTTACATATTTGTTATCCAAAGTTTTTGCTGACA